CAAAGAGATGTTAAGCAGAATGATAGTATTTCTGGTTATCGTTCTCTTGAGTTCTTTGCACCTCATGGTGTGGTTAAAGTAGTGCCGGACAAAGATTGTCCTGGTGGAACCGCATACTTACTTCAGCTTAATAACTGGAATCTAATGAGTATTGGTCCAGCTGTTCAGCTCACAGAGCTAGATGGCAACCGCGTACTTAGGCAGTCCAGTGATGATGGTATTGAGGTTCGTGTGCATTCTTACTCACAGCTTGCCTGTGATGCGCCAGGTCATAACTGCGTGATAACCTTACCATAATGAAAGGAGGGTTACATGGCTGAAAAAATATTCTTTGATGTGCAGGCTTTAAATCCTCACGTTAAAATAATTTGTGGTTCATTTAAGCCAAATGGCAGTAGTGCAGTCGATAATGACAGCAACACTGGAGCAGGATTTACAGTAGCGCGAGGGGGAACTGGCTCTTTTACAGTCACCCTGGATGCCAAATATCCTGGTTTACTTTCTGGTCAATGCTCTTTGGCATTAAATGCAGCTGCAGATTCAAAGGTACAATTTGGGGCAATAGATGTTGCAAGTGCAAAAACTGTAATCATTAACGTGATTACAACTGCAAGTGCAGCTGACATTGCAGCAAATGCAAACAATCGTATTCATTTCTGCTTGTTCCTCAGAAATACATCTCTCACTAAATAAGGGGGATATATGATTTCTGATGGAAAAGAAGCAGCCATGATTATTTTGGGAAAAGGGAAAAAACATTCTAAATCCCATGATGACATGGATGACATGGATGACATGGATGAATACGATGATGAAGAAATGGAAGAATATTCCGAGGAGCAACATGAAATGGCAGATGAGTTAATTTCTGCAGTTAAGAAAGGAAACTCAGAAGCTGTTCTAGATGCAATTCATGGAATATACAACAGTTATTAGGTGGAAAAATGACTGATATTGTAAGTCTTAGTGAGTTACGCCTGCTTGCCAGGCAAAGAGCTGACATGGAAAATTCGCAATTCATTAGTGATGATGAGTGGCGTAGGATGTTGAATAGAGGATATGCAGAGCTGTATGATCTTATAGTTACGAGTGCAAACAGTGAAGATTATTTTCTAAACTCATCTACAGTTTCCCTGGTCAGCGGAACTGAGTCTTATGATCTTCCAAGTGATTTCTACAAAATGAGAGGGGTAGATATAAACTCCGGTGGAACATCTACCCCACTCAGACGATATAATTTTTCTCAAAGAAATGTTGGATCTTTGTATGCGATTGCTTCAGATATGCGCTATCACCTACAGGGATCTAAAATATATTTTAATCCCAAACCATCCACTTCAGATACAATTACTCTCTGGTACATTCCATCACCAAAGAAATTTTTGCAATATACAGTTACAGCAATCACACGCGGATCGTCAACAATGTGGACCACTGGTGCGCATTCTTTTGCAGTAGGAGATTTATTAGATGGTGTAAATTTTGTGGATTCAGACGAAGGTACAACTGATTATAACGTAACTCAGACAGTTACTGCAGTGGGAGCAAATACTGTTACAACTGATTTAAACTCTGCAGGATTATCAGACCCCTCTTTTTTTGGTGAAATTGAAAGTCGGCATGATTTTTTTAGTGGCTGGGATGAATACATTATTGTGACAGCTGCAATATCGGCACTTTTAAAAGAAGAAGCAGATGCTTCAGCACTTTTTGCAATTAAACAACAACTTCAAGACAGGATTATTGCAGTCTCTGAAATGAGGGATCTTGGAGAGCCAACAACTGTAACAGATGTTAATGCATATAATTCACTTGTAGTATGAGTAGGATTTCATTTACCCAATTAAGCTCTGGCAATCCACAAACTGACCAGCAAATGGGGTATATATCAACTGCACTTGAACCACTATTACAACTACCTTTTGCAAGTGGCAATCGTGTCCAGGATGTAGAGATTACAACCTCAGATACTATTGTAGATCATGGATTAGAACAGAAAGCAGAAGGGTGGATCATTTTAAAACAGAATGCAGCCCAGGTAATATACGAATCAGCAACTGTAAATGATTTTCCAGAGACAACAGTAATTTTAAAAGCAGGTGGAACTGTCACTGCAGATTTATTTTTCTTCTAAGGTATAACTATGGCAACAGCAGGCACTAATATTACCAGTATTGCAAAACCAGCAGTAGGAGTAGATACTGGTCCAGGATGGGCGACTAATATAAATGCTTCTTTAGATGCAGTAGATGCACATGACCACACCACTAATAAGGGTGTCAGGATCACACCAGCAGCTATTAATATAAATTCTGACTTGGAATTTAATCAAAATTCAGCTTCAGAGTTAAAGAATGTTATTTTTGATTCTTCTATTACAGCTGCAACAACTTCATATTCACTTTACCAATCTGGAGGGAATCTTTACTGGAGAAATGGATCTGGAACAGCTGTGCAAGTTACGCTGGGATCAGTGGTAAATTCTGGTGCAGGATCTATTTCTGGAATGAGTGGAACAGATGCAGGAGTTAGTTACACAAACAGCTCCAAAACATTTAACTTTTTCACAGATTCTGGAAATTCAGACTATGGAAAAATGGCTCATGCAGATCTGATTCTGTTTAAATTTACTGATGATAATAGTGCAGATACAGATTATGTGACTATTGCAGCAAATGCTGGAGTATCTGGAAGTAGCGGAACTATATATGTACCTTCAGAAAATGGCACATTCCTAACAACTGCAACAAGTTATGCTGGTGCAATCAGTATTGCAACGTCTGCTTCAAATGCTAATATTTCTCTGAATCCTCATGGAACTGGTGAAATTGTTATAGGCAATGGATCTGCTTCAGCAAAGGTCACATCTTCTGGTACACAAGATCTGGTGCTGGATACAAATGCAGGAACAAACTCTGGATCTATCACGATCACAGATGCAGCAAATGGTAATATTGCTTTTGCGCCAAATGGAACTGGTGAAATTGTAATAGGTTCTGGTTCAGCTTCTGGAAAAATTACATCTTCTGGCGCACATGATCTAGTCCTAGACACAAATGCAGGAACTGATTCTGGATCTATAACAATTACTGATGCAGCAAATGGTAATATTGATATTACACCTAATGGAACTGGAGAAGTTAATATTTCAAAGGTTGATATTAATGGAGGAACTTTAGGAGCAATTACAATAGATGGAAACTGGACTGCTGCATCTCAAACTTGTGCAGATTTAGGAACTGTAACAACTGCAGATATTAATGGTGGAACTATTGATGGTACAACTATTGGGGCTTCTTCACATACAACAGGGAAATTTACAACTTGTGATGCAACTACTGATTTTACTATTGGCGGTACAGTAATTACAGACAATACAATAACAGACGATGGAACACTAATTATAAATGCAACAACAGCAACATCTTTTTCAGATGGCAACATAACAAATGTTGCAGATATTGATTGCGATACAATCAGTGTGGATGCTGCTGGAACAGGGTTGGATATTCAGTTTGGTGGTAATACAACGCTAAATAAAATTTCACTTACTGATAACCTCGCGGATGCATTAAATATTAATGAAGGAGGAACATCTTATTTAAAGTTTGTTACCTCAAATACTTCTGAAAAAATTATTACAGGCAAAGACCTGGAAACTTTAGATACAACTAAAATTAAACAAAAAGGGGATGCTTACCAGCGTTCCTTACATCAATCTTGGATTTTAGGAGGATAGGCTTATGGCGATAGTTAGATCAGCAGGAACAGAGATAATTCGATCTGCACATTTTGAGGATGTTGATGATACAGTTCAAATTTTAATATTTGGAGAGCAACATCATATATACACAGTCCTTTCTGTTATTTGTTATTGTGCAGCTAGAAGTGGCACAGAAGAAGGTTATTTGTCATTACTTGGTTATGATGCACATGCAGGAACTACAGCACAAACTATAGCTTTGGCTGATGTTTCAGCTTCCGCAGGAGAAACCTTTGTATGGGAGAATAAGTTTTCTTTTAATGGGCATGAACCCACAGATTTTTCAGGGCAAATGGATTCTATAGTTAAGCAAGATGCAATAGCTGATCAAGGATCAAGTGTTGTACAAAAATTAAGATTTGCCACGGCATCCTCCAGCACAAAGTATGATATAACAGTAACTTTTATAGACCAGAACAATTCATAAGGAGTAATTATAATGTCAGGAATAATAGGTAAAGCAGGAACTAAATCAGGAATTGTCGGTTACTCACTATTATCAAATGAACAAGGAACATGGACACCAGCAGTTGGTGGAGATTCTGGTTGTAGTGCTACTGTCGCTTCATCATATGGTCGATATACAAGAGTTGGTCAAATGGTATTGGCAGAATTTGATCTAACATTATCAGCTTTTAGTTGTATAGGATCGGCAACTATTGCTGGATTACCTTTTAAGGCTTCTGTTGCGGTCTCATCTAAATGGACTTCAGGAGGGTTTTGTACTTATGGTGGTAGTCTAGCAATGCCTTCAGGTACATATATAACATTACACATTGAACCAAATTCAAACTTTTGTTATATCCGCAACTGGGATGGCTCTACTGGAGCTACTAATTTTACCCCTGGAGAATTTTCATCAGATGGTACTATGGCAGGAACATTTATTTATCAAACTGAGGAGTAAGATGAAATTAACTGAATTTAAAATATCAGATGATACGTTTAAATATATAGCCATTAAGGAACTAACGGATGATGGAGTAATTCATCGTAGATCACTAACTCCCGATATGACTCTATCAGATGATGAATATCCAGAAATTAAGACATTAGCTGAAAAGGAATGGACTGCAAAAATAAAAACTGCTTATGCAAAACACAGAAGTGATACATCAAAACTATTTAATCAAAGTTAAATGGATAAAAAATTAATTTATGAAGAAAAAATAAAAAACATAGATCAAGAAATAGAATCAGTATCAACTCAAATTAATGATTTAGCAACTCGCCAGCAACGTCTATTAGGATATAGACAATGCCTGGTTGATATTAAAGAAAATAAAAATAATGCCACTTCAAAAAACGCTAGTTCCGGTTGATATAGTTGCAGGGTTGGATACTAAAAATGATCCAAAGCTGACTCCTCAATTAACGGATTTAAAAAATGGCAGATATACTGTAGGATCTCAGATTTCTAAACGCCTGGGGTATACTTCTCTCTCCCAGGAAATTTCTGGAACTACTGATAAATTGACCACTGGAGATGGTTTAACTTCTTTCCAGGATGAGTTGCTTGAGTTTTCTAATTCCAAACTATACAGCTACTCTTCTTCAGTAGAAAGATGGACGGATAAAGGTGGATTTCAGAGTGTAAAAATTGACTCTGATGATGTTATAAGAAACACCTCAGAAGCAAAAAATCAAGACAGCTGCATTGCTTCTGGATTAATGCTTTTTGCCTGGGAACAATATACAGTAGCGGGAGTATTAGAAGGAGTTTATGCTTCAGTGATAGATTCTGCATCTGGTGCAGTGTTTCAGGCAGCAACTTTGATAGATGCAACTGCAATAAATCCAAGATGTGTAGCTTTAGGTCCAAACCCTTCACTAATATATGTTGATACTTCTGCAACTCCATATCTTTTAAAATGTGTCCAGGTTGACACTAATAATCCGGTTGCATTTAATTCTGCTTCTACATTATCAAGCGTAGTTAATAACACTAATCCTGTTTATGATGTTGCAGCTTATTCAGATCATGCCACTTCTGGAAATGCTATTTTTTGCTATAACAACTCAGGTACTACCAGGATTGATGTAGGATTTATTACAGTAGATGGAGATGTTGGAACACCTGGGAATGGATATTCTGGCACAACAACAATAACATCAACAAATGCAAATGATTGTATTGCCATTTGCGGAGATCAGATTAATACCGCGCCTACCGAACAGGAGAGAATCTATATTGCCTATGGATCGACAACTGCTTCTGCAGGATTAAAAATAAAGAGATTAACAGGAACTTTAGTAGTAGAAGCCACCCATACAGTCGAAGGAACAGCAACAAAGATTGATGGATGTTCAATGCTTGTAACTCAAGCTGGAGATCTCCAGATTTGCTACACCTTAAATGCCACAAATACTTATGACCATACAGTAAAGGGGGCGTTATATAACATTACTGATGACACTATGGGATCAACTGCCGTGATTAAGCGTAGCGTTGGATTAGCCTCAAAATTATGGGAATATAATTCAAAAAAATATTTTGTTGGCGTTCATGAATCTTCACTGCAACCAACTTATTTTCTCTGTGATACAGATGGACTTATTTCTGCAAAAATATTACCTGGAATGTCTGGAAAATTGCCAGAGAAAACTTTTGTTTCTTCAGTAACTCCTTCAGCAACCGGAGTCTATCAATTTGGGGGATTAGTCAGAACCAGGTTAATTTCAAAAAATAATGATTTATATTCCCTTTCTGGAGTCTCAAATGTAAGTATTGATTTCACCTCAATAGAAAGATTTGAAGCAACTGAACTTGGAGGAAATTTACACATTGGAGGTGGTTTTGTTTCAATGTACGACAGCCAGGAAATTGTAGAATTAAACTTTCACTTGTATCCAGAAAATATTACAGCAGCTGTAAATAATTCTACAGGATCTATTGTAGCTGGAACTTATCTTTACCAGGTAATTTACCTATGGACAGATGCAAAAGGACAAGATCATAAATCTGCACCAAGTGTAGCAGTTTCTGCAACAACCACTGGTGGATCGTCAACAGTTACCCTGACAATTCCTACTCTTAGATTAACAGCAAAAACTGGGGTTATAATTGAAGTCTATCGCACAACTGATACAGGCAGATTGCCATTTAAAATAGGATCAGTGGCGAATAATACAGCTACAGATTCAGTTTCATTTGCAGATGCAGGTAGCATTAGTGACACAGATTTAATTGCAAAAGCTAGTTTGTATACAAATGGAGGTCAGATTGAGAATATACCACCACCAGCTTCTCTTGTAATGACAACCTATAAAAATAGGCTGGTTTGTGTTTCTTCAGAAAATCCAAAAAAATTAATATATTCAAAAAAACGTGCATCTTTAAGTCCGGTTGAATTTTGTGATATTTTTTCAATAGTTTTAAATAAGGCAAGGAGAATAACTGCTTTAGCAGAATTTGACCAGAAGCTGATAATTTTTGAACCTAACCAGATTTTTTATATAACTGGAAATGGTCCTACAGCTACTGGTGCGCAGAACGATTTCTCACCACCCCAGGCAATTACTGGTGATGTAGGATGCTCTAATACAAATTCCCTGGTATTGATGCCTTTAGGATTAATGTTTCAATCTAATAAAGGGATCTATCTTTTAGATCGTTCACTATCAACTGTCTATATAGGAGCTGAAGTAGAAGCATATAATGATTTAACTATCACAAGTGCAGAATTGATACGCGATGAAAACCAGATCCGTTACCTCACTTCTGATGGCAGATGTTTAATATATGATTATTTCTATGGGAAATGGTCTACCTGGACGAACCACGAAGGGAATGGGGCAACAATATGGAACGCAAATGGTAATTATGTATATTTACGAAGTGATGGGCGTATATTTGAGCAATCATCCACTAGCTACAAAGATGATAATGACCCAGTAGAAATGAGCCTTACCACTTCCTGGGTAAAAACAAATGGAATACAAGGATTTCAGAGAATTAGGCGTGCTTTTGTCCTGGGAGATTTTAAATCAGATCATACTTTACAATTAGAAATTGGACATGATTACCAGGATTATTTTAATGAAATACACCGATTTAATTTTATTGATGATTTAGAAGTGGTGGAATATGGAGACTCCACACCATACGGAATTGAATCTTATTATGGTTCAGATTCTGGTAACGATAATGTGTATCAATTTCGCGCACACTGCAAAAAACAAAAATGCCAATCAGTAAGGTTTAGAATATCTGATACAGAAGAAGCAAATGCTGGTCAAGCGTTTTCAATTTCTTCTTTGATGCTCGAAATCGGAGTTAGGGGCAATACAATGAAACTTCCAGCTGCAAAACTAAAATGATGAAACCAATGCAAAAACCACAAATGCAATCACAAATGGGTGGTGCAGGAATGCCAGAAATGTCAGAAGAAGAATTAAAAAAATTAGCAATGTTACTCCAGCAAATGCCTGCAAATGAAGGGTTGATGTCAGGTACTCCCACAGAGCAAGGTAAATTGGAAGAAAATCTAGGTCCAGGGAATCCGCTTCCAGGAACAGAAGGACTTGGACCAGCTGGAGGTATGGTTAAATCATATGCAAAAGATGCAGAGGATGAAGATGGAAGAATTGATGAGGATCACAGAATAGCTGTTTTAACCGATGCAGAAGTTGCAGCATTAAATTATCTAAAACATCAGGATAAAGAGCAAGGATTCCCAAGTGGTAATGGTCCAATGATCCAGGCGTTAGCTTCTATGAATACACACGATTTAGATTATTTAAAATATAAAGGAATGGAAATCCCCACATTGAATGATGGTGGAAGAGATGATTCTGGAGATAGTTCTGGTCAACAATCTGGTGGAGGATCAGAAAATACTTCACAACATGGAGGAGGAGGTGGTGGATCTTCTAGCCGTTCATACTCTGGAGGGAGAACTGGTAGTAATAACTCTGCAAGTTCTGGAGCAAGTAGAATGTCCTCTTCAGCTCCTCAAACTGGTGGTGGAGATCCAAGAGACAGAGGTGGATCAAGATTTCAAGGAGGTGGATCAGTACAGGGTGGTAGAGGAGAAGGAGCACAAAATTATGGTCCTCAAGGTTCAAGTTATGATCAAAGATTTGCTGCAAATGAAGCATACCAACGAAGCCAAGGAGGAGGAGGAGGAGGTGGAGGATATAGACCCCCGCCACCACCTCGTAAATATCCAGATATGAATGGTAAGGAGTGGAATACCCAAGCAGAAGCAGATGCATCTAATGCAAAAATAAAAGCAGCAATGAAAGGGCTTGAGGATCGCGCTTTAACCACTGATTCGACAATAAAAAGGTTTTTAGCGAAAAATAAAGATTCAGAAGAGTTAAAAGGATTAACAGATGAGCAAATAAAAACAGCTTATGAAACTGCAAAAACTAAATCTATAGAAGCATCTGAAACACAAGTGCCAGCAATGGTTGAAACTATGAATGCTTTTATGCAGTCTGAAGATGGAGGACCAGAGAAAACTTTTGAAGATTTTAAAGCAACTTTGGGAGAAAATTTACCACCTAATCTATCAGAGGGAACTTTGATGGATATGTATGCTAATGCGGTTGGTAAGAAAAAACGCGGAGATGCTTTTACTTTAACTAAAGATGAAGTTACAGAATTTTCAAGAGATGCCGTAGTTACTGAAGATGTTGTAGATGCAGAAGCAGCAAAAATTGGAGAAATTGGAGAAGCAACTGACACTGAAGTAGGAGATGTTACAGATGTAACACCAACTGAAGTGGAAGCAATAAAAGATGTAACAGATCAAGACCTGGATGCAATTTTTGCAGGAGGTGCAGATAAAGCTGAGCAACTGCTTCTTGACAGAATAGAAGGTAAGGCAACTTCTCCTGCAGAGCAACAATTAAAAAGAACTTCTGAAGCAAATCTAAGGATGCTTTTAGGTGCTACCGCTGGTGGAGATGCTGACCCTGCAAAAGTGCGCCAGCTTAAAAATACATGGCAAGATATGACACAATTTGCCGTAGGAGAAGCAGCGGATTTGCGCAGTCAAGAATCTATGGCTGCTGAGCAACAATTAATTGAACTTTATAAAGATAAAGACACAAAAAAGCTGAATACCAAACTTGCTAACATGGAAAAAGAAAAACAGATGGCAATGAAAAATGGGGATTTAGCATTAGCAGGAAAATTAGCAAATCAATCAACCATGCTTTCTAAAGTTATTACCCAGGCTAACTTAACTAAAGACACTAAACTTGCCAATCTTGAAACTATGAAGCAAAAGATGATTGAGCAAGGCAAAATGGATATGGCAACAAATATTGCTAATCTGCAGAAAAATGTAACCCTGGCACAAACTGATGCAGAACTAGCTGTTCAATCCCGCGCAATGGATGATGCGGTTGCAATGAATGCTTATAAAGGTCAGCAAGCTCTTTATGGGTTGGAAGCAGAAATGGATATTGAAAGCACAAAAAATGATCTTACAAAAATGGGGTTTGATTTACAACGTGATTTAGCTGAATTGGATGCTGCCACTCAAAGGGAAGTTGCAGGAATGACTCGGGATTGGAGAAAAGCCCAAGGTGATGCTGAAAAGCAAGCTGCAATTATAGGTGCGATTGGAGCAGTGCTTGGTGGATTGGCTGCATCTGATGTTCGCGCAAAAACAAGCATATCTCCAGGAGCTGGAGAGGTAGAATCATTCCTGGATGCACTGAACGAATATAAATATGAGTACAAAGAACCAGCTGGAGATCAAGCTGGAATGTTTGTAGGAGTAATGGCACAAGATCTTGAAAAATCCCCACTTGGAGCATCTTTTGTTAAAGATACGCCAAAAGG